TGTTATTCCTGTAATAGTTACTTTATCTCCATTAACTAATCCTTTAGCTTGAATACCTGCTGACGCACACACTAATGCACCTGACCCTGAAGTATAGGAAGCTGATGTTACAGGGTTTTCTGTTGTTTGTCTTTTTACAACAAGCCATACTGCATCTTCGCCACTTGTTGATAATACAGTACCACTTTCTATAGTTCCTGTAGTTTCTATGTTTGCCCAACCCATAATACTTTTTGTTCTATCATAGGTTAGTATACAAGCAGTACCATCTTCTTTTATACACCATATAATTTGGTCAGGATTTTGTTGTACAAATATTTGTCTTACACCTGTTCCTGTAATATCTTCACTTAATAAATTTAAATCATTTCCCACAAAAACGTCATTATCTCTACTATATACCAACTCTCTTAATTTTAATTTATTACCTTGTAAATATACAACAACATCATTTGCAATTACAGGTTGTACTAGTGATGAGCCATACGAGTTTTGTATTTCTGTATTAATGTTTGTAGATGATATAAGTTGGTCGGCATTTACAGATTTAATAGAAACTATACCACCATCTGTACCCATAAATAAATCTTTTTTACCTATAAGAGATTTTGCTTCTGCTGCTGTATCAGGTATACGTTTAATTGACATATCACTTGTAGACCCTGTAAGGAAATTAAATATATCATCAAACACACTACCAAATATTGTAGCAGGGTCATCTTGAGAACCTGTAAAAAATAATCTATTTTGATAAAATTCTGATGCTATAGGAAACTTTCTAAAGTCACTAAACGCTGCTTCACTCCAAAATATTGTTGCTGTTGTTCCACCAAGTGGTGATAATATTTCTATGTTTACTCTTGAACAAGATTGTATAATTGCATCTGTTGAAAAAGCAATATTGGCTGTATCTAAACCTGTATCAATAGTTACAGTAAAATCATTTGCATTTACACTAGATACTGCTACATCATTTATAGTTATAGCAGTTCCACTATTTGTTACGCCTGTTATTGTAACTTTATCTCCATTTGTTAATCCATTAGTTGATATATTTGTTGCATTTATTTTTAATGCACCTGTTCCTGTGGTATAAGTATTTTTTGAAACTGTAGAGCCAAGTATACCACTTGTAATTTTTATTAAACCTTTAAGAAATTGTTCTTGTGCAATAACAGTTCCTCCTAATGTACCACCCGAATGATTACTAACTTTTATTCTTATTTTGGTATTTTTATCTTCAGCAACAGTAGAAGCATAAGAAAATATATTTCCTGCTGTTGTTCCATCTGCTGTACCTAAAATAACTAAATCACTATAATTAGAACCACCATCTGTGCTTCTTTGTATAGTTACAGTACCTGTTAAATCTCCTGATGTATTAACAGAATAATTAGAAAAACTAACATCTATTTCTGCACCTGTTGCATCAGTATTAATATTAATAGTTTGTTGTCTATTTCCTGAACTTCTTACATAATTAAGACCCCATACAGAATTTATATGTTCGTTGTTTATAACATTAGCAACTAATGTAGAACCATTATCAGAATATGTTTGTATTTGTGTTATAATTTTTGTTACTAATCCATTACTTACTGCAACTGTACTTAATCCTGTATTTATAACTATAGTAAAATCATTTGTATTTGATACTGTAACAACTGCATCAGTTATAGTAACTTCACCACCACTATGAGTTACTCCTGTAATAGTTACTTTATCGTTTACAGCTAATCCATGACTTGTTGCACTTAATACTAATGCTCCTGTGCCTGAATTATATGAACTTAATGTTACTGATATTGAAGGTGCTGAAGAAGAATTAGGTTTTAAACTAGTAGCTGTAACATTCATATCACGAAGTGGTGGATATACATAATCTATTTCTGATACACTAAATGTCGGTGTTACAGTTAATCTTTGTAAAAGTAAAGGCTCGTGGTTTCTATGAGTAATAATCATTGTATCATATCTACGAACAAATTGTAACTCATGTAATTCTGTTGCTGTATATGCAGGTACTGTACCTGAAGGTTCATAAACTAAATAAGTGCCATCTGTTTCTGCTATACCATTAAATATTTTTATATAACTTGTACCTACTTCTACTACATATTTTGCAGTATCAGAAAAATCAAAAGGAAATAATCTAGCTGAATTTGCACCATCAATAGAATCTTCATCACCTGTAAGGTTAATAAACTCTGTGCCTGTTCTTCTTTCTACACCACCTTGAGGTAATACATAAAAATTTGTTAACTCACGACACCCTGTTTTATAAGAATCTAAATCAGACCTTGCGTCCATTTTTCTTGACAACTCGCCTGATTGAAAAGATTGTGTATAATTAATTGCCATAGCTGCCTATATTATTGGTGACTTATTATATATCGATAGCAGCGTATCGCTTTCTTCCATATCCCACCATTTATTTTCTTGAGCATCAATACTTTTTGCTTGTGGTAAAATGGTTGATGAAAATTCTTGTATTAAATTATTTTGTAACTGCTCATCTAATTGCATAGGAACAGAAAGTTTTATTGATAAATTTTGTATAAGACATTGTGTAACAAAAGAATTTAATGTTGATACATCTTGTGGTTTTGAAACGTATGATAAATATGCTGTTTCATAATCTGTTAAAATATTTTTACCTTCTACTACCCAACTAGTTTGGTCATCATATGCATTTGTGTTGTCATATAAATTAATAACACGAATACAATCAGTTGGTAATAAATAGGTGTATTTCCATTTAAATGCAGGAACATCTGTTAACCGAGTTAGTTGTACTCGTTTCATTGCATTGTTCCATTTGTGCATACGCAATACTTCTTCAAATGCTTGGTCAAAAAGAATGTTACAAAACTTTGCACTTTGAATAACAGCTTCTGTGTCACTTGATGTAGTATCGAGAGATGATATGGTGTCTGCACCAATTTTTAATAATGCATGATTACATATGTCTACTTTAGATAATCCCATATCTTCCTTAAAAAAATGTAGGTCTTACAATAACCGAGAAGGTGGTTAAATGCCTACTGAATTACTTGTTATACTTGTGGTACGTAATAACTGATTGAACCATTAATTACAGTATCAGCTGTAACCTTATTCGAACCCGAACTACTTAATGTACATATTACAAGAGGAAACGCTGATGTAACAACAGCTAATCCTGATTGACCTTTTCTTGCACCTGAAGTGTGAAGTCCTGTTTGACCTGAACCTACAGCAACAGCTCCAAAGGTTAATGTAAATGTAACATCTGTGTTAGTAGCAGGTGTTCCTGCACTACCTAGTTGATAACCTGTAACAACTGCATTTTGTGGTAACAATGCTAGTTCTATTACGTCATCTTTAGTAATGTCAGAAGCAGCAGCAGGTGTTTTGATAGAAAAATCTTCAACATATTCAATGTTGTTAGGGTATCTATCAGCATCATCTACTCTTGCAGTTGCAGTATCAATAGCACTTGTGCCAAAAGCAACCGCATTAGCGTCAGCATCTCTTACCTCACCGAAGTATCCAATAATATTATTTGCTCTGAAATAATTTGCCATTTTATAATCTCCTTATGGTTAGCTTAAAGCTAATCCTTCTTGACAGTTAATTTGGATTACTTTCTTTTCTTCCATACGAACAGCACCTGTTCTCATGCAAGAGTAAGCATAGTAATTAAAACGCTTATCATCTCGTTTGCTAATCTCTGTCATAATAGAAGGATTAGTAACTTGACGTATGCCCGACTTGACGTATGCAATACAAGCTCTATCTGTGTTTTGCTGATTTGTTGTAGATGGAACATCAGAAGAAGACCAACTTAACGTAGCAGCATCAGTAGAAGTTGCAGTAGGAAGTAAGTTAGAAATAATAAATTCAAATCCGTAGAATGAAGTTATTTCACCTTTAACAAGAGCTTTGATTGTATTAAAATCAACACTTGTAGTTTTTTCTGAACCTAACATATCCTGTATAACTTGTGGAGTTACAGCAATGTATGCTTTATTTAATGGGTCATCTAAATCAACACCATTTTCACCAAATAAAGAACGAGCTTTTGCAAGTTTTGCAATAGTTAAAGAACCTGCAGCAACAGTACCACCTGTATAATCATGTGCGATTATTTGGGTAGAAGGTAAATCAGTAGGAGTACCACCTGTTTTACCTGTTTGTGCAGAACCTAAAGCACCTTTAATAAACTCTATATCTTTCTTACGATTTAACGCATGAACCTGTTGTTGAACATATTCAGATTCAGGGTTAACCAACATTTGTACTTTATCGAACTTATCAAGCATCAAACCAACATCATAAGGTGTAGCAGTTACTCTACGTCTAGCGTGAGTGATGTCGTTTTCAGGTGAGTCAGCATATCTGTCAGTAACTTCTGATGCGAATACAGAACCTAATTGGTCATAATACTTTTCTTCACCTTCGATAGATTCTTCAAGGCAAGTGCCTGTGAATTTTCCACCCATAGTTTGAGCTAATAAGTCTAATGTAGAACCATACTGCTTAACAAAAGCAGTTGTAATACTTGTAGAAGCCATTTTATTATCTCCTTGTTTTGGCTAATTAATAATTTACGCTGAATTAACAGCACGACTAATCGGCTCTGATTGTCTCCACAAGGAGGTCTTGCCTGCTATTTAACGTCTAGGTTGACGATAACTTACAGGGGTCTAAAAAGGTTATCCCTTTCGTTATATAAACACTTACTAAAGTAAAATTTCTTTGTCAAGCAAAAAATATTACAAATTATCGCCTAATTTATTCATTAAGTCTATACGTTTTTGTGCAATATGTGGTGGCACTTTTGTACCTGTTTTAACCATTTTTGCAATATCCATATTAACTTCTGCTAATTGGTCACGAACTCCTGCCATAGTATTAGTTTGATGATGTCCTATTTCAGGGTCATCTGCAAACTTACTAGCTATATTACCCATAGTAACAGCAAACGCAGGGTCTTTTAACATACCTGAATCTTTTAGAAACTGCATATTTTCTTCAGGAAAACCATTAGCAGTAAGCATTGATTCTATACCATTCATCATGCCATCATATTCTTCGCCCCATTCTGTGCGAAGTTCTTTTTCCATTTCTTCAAACATCTGTTTATTTTCTGTATTGTTTTCTTCTACAGAGTCTGCAACAGATTCTAAAAATATATTAACCATATTTTCAGCTTGGTCTGATGAAGCACCCATTTGGAATGCTTGTTCTTTAATTTTATCTATTGTTTTTTCAAAATAAGGTATTGAATCTTCTCCAACAAGTTCTGTAAACTCATCACCAATGGTAAAATCATATCCTTCAATATTTTCAGGTCTACCAAGTTTTTGATAAAAGCTAGCCCATTCTTCATCCGAAGCATCTGACTTTGGTATATCACCTTTTTTACCTGCAAAGCTTTGAAGTTCTTTAATATATTTACCAACTTCGTTAGCATCTTTACCTTTCAAATTATCCCAAAAACCTGCTGATTTAATATCTTCATTATCAATTTGTTCAAGCATAGAATCTACAAAAGCCTGTGATTGTTCTGTGCTTGTTTCCTCTACAGGTGTTTCTTCTGTAGTTGTTTCAACTACTTCTTCTGTTGCTACTTCTTCTTCACTCATAAGTGTCCTCCTCTATAGGTTTCATGTTAATTTGATTTTTTATATTTACTATTACATTACGTAAAGAGTTCATTTTAGCTTCCATAACAGGGTCATTATATTCTGTCATATCTTGCCATTTACATATAGCTGTTAAATGTTTAATTACTAACAATGCATCATTATTGGTTGGGTCGAAAAGGTTTACAAAGGCACGTCTTGTTTCTTCTGATAAATCCTTCTCGTTATCCCACTCAAAATCGTAGGTAACTTTATCAATTATATCCATATTACTCCATTGCTTCTTCTTGATTAATCTCTGCAGCACTAGAACCTTCTTCAGGTGCTTTAGTTGTTTTAGCATAAGCATCACTAATAGTTTGCATATTTGCTCTGCGTTGTGCTTCCATTTGCATTTCTTGTCTTTCGTCACGTTTAAATGCAACTTCTTCTTCAGATAGTTGTAAATCTACAGGACACATATTTACTTCTTGAATAAATCTAGCAGTCTTATCTACATTAAGATTATCAAATACTTCAGGGTTTAGTTGTCCTACTTGTGATATTTGTTGTATTGCTGTCATTGTTCCAAACAATTCTATCTGCCTAGAAGCTATAGATGCTTTACCGACTAAATCAAATTCAAGACTTGCTCCTGATAACTCATCTATTTCTAATTCTCTAAATACACCTGCTCGTAACATAATACCAAAAGCACGTTCAAGTATTGGAGTTACAAAATATTTATTAACACGATTAACTGCAGGCGTAAGAAATTGTAATGATATATTTAATCTTTCTTGTGATTCAAAAGCTGTCATGTTTTGTTTGTTCATTAGTGGATTAAATAATGGAACATAAAAAGCATCTAATACTTCTTCTTCTTTTTTTGTAATCATTTGGTCATTAACTACAATATTGTCCATTGGTCTTAATTGTTCAGGTTTAGATAATGGATTACCTGCGTTATAATAAATTATAGAACCTTGGTCATTAGATATTCTTCTAACACTACCATCATTTGGTGCTAACCAAGGTGGGTTAGATACTCTTTCTGCACCACGAATCCTAGATACTTCCATACGATTAATTAAAGGAAGTGTTGCAAATACTTCTATAGCAGGACTACGACCATACTTTTCATAGTTTGTTTTATAAAACCTTGCAACAGAGTAAGGCATTTCATCAAATCCTGATTCTAATACAATTTTTTTAGCTTTTAAATCTATATAATAAGATGCTATTTTTTTTTCTTCTTTAATATCTGTTTGTGGTACAGCTTTCATTCTTGGCATTACGATATGTAAAAAGGTATATTCTC